CACTTGAACAGAATTCAAAACTGCACGCACTACTAAGCGATATATCCAAACAGTGCGAATTTAACGGTAAAAAGCGAGACGTTGACACTTGGAAGATGATTTTTGTCTCGGCTCACAAAATCGCAACAGGTGGACAGGCTGAAATGGTAATCGGAATTGAGGGCGAAGTAATTAATCTACGAGAAAGCACCGCTCAAATGGGCGTAAAACGATTAGCAAGTCTAATTGAGTATGTTCAAGCGTGGGGTGTAGAGAATGGTGTTAAGTTTAATGATAAATGGGAGTTTTAATTTATGAGAACGTTAATTTGTATCTTAATCATCATCGGGTGCTTTGCTATTGGGTATTTATCAAGAGGTACGCTTGGGATTCTAGCTCTGCTCTTAAGCTTTTTATCTTTTGTTCTAGGCATTGCCATTTATGCGGATTTAGCATCAGAAAAGGCTTTAAATGGCGAGCTTTTAGAGGTGAAAAAGAAATACTACGAACTCAAATACATCAAGGATAAAGTCGAATGAGAGAGGAAATAGCCTTATCAGTAGTTCTTTTTGTGGTTGTATTTGTGATTGTTTGTTTTATATGTGGGCTGATAACGATGAGTGGTAAAGAGTTAAAGATTTTGATTATTGGATACGCTTGCGTTTGTGTGATTGTGATTCTTCTTACCGGCAAATGGTGGTGATATGACTAAGCCTAAGGAAACTAAATGCAAAGTATGCGGTAACTACTTTGTGAAAACTATCAGCTCAACACAGAAAGTCTGCTCGCCTAAATGTGCGATAGCTTTATCAAAAGAGCAGGCGAGAAAGAAACGAGAGAAACAAGAAAAAGCTCAATTAAAAGAGCGAAAGAAAAAACTACTAGAGAACGACAGAGGGCATTGGCTAAAAGCACTTCAAAAAGAAGTGAATAAGTTCATTAGATTAAGAGACAAAGGCCAGCCTTGTATCGCTTGCGGTGCAGTATGGAAACCCAGCTTTCAAGCATCGCATTTCATTCCGCAAGGCAGAAGTTCATTTTTAAGGTTTGACGAAAGAAATATTCATTCCGGCTGTATTAGATGCAATCTCTTTGTAGGCGGTGGAAACATACACGGGTATAGACCAAGACTGGTTGAGAAGATTGGCGAAAAAGAAGTTGAATGGCTAGAAGAAAATCAACATCGAATTAAGAAATGGGAAATATCCGAGCTTAAAGAATTAATCAAAGTTTACAGAGCGAAAATCAAAGAGTTAGACGGGAGCCAAGAATGAGTTATAGCGTTGAGCGAATTTTAGAAAAATGGGGTAATTGCTGGGGGCGTGACAGAATTGGCACAGAATATCCAAGCACTACAATTTCAATCCCTGTGCTACCAACAGCAAGAAAGGCTTATATCAAGTTCTTAACCGATGACGAGTGTCTTAAAATCGAAAAGCAAATAATGAACCTCCATGATGATGATTTGTTACAGTATCAAATTCTGATGGCTCTATACATCCAACAGGCAAGCGAGAGAGAGATTTGTAATGCTCTTAATATCTCACCAGCTAAAATGTACAGAGAGCGTGCGCAAGGTGTTAGATTTTTAAAAGGTGCTTTTGTGGCAGCTAAAATTAAATTTATGTTCCTAGACTAAAACAAGATCCGAATAAGTCAAAATGATTTGTTCGGTTTTTTATTTTGAGACATACATCACAATATTTAAAGCTAATCTATATTAAAATTAACTAATTTATTAAAACAATAGGAGCCAAAAAATGAAAAAATTATTATTAACTGGGTTAGCTTGCGCATTATTGGTAGGTTGCTCTACTACTTTGCCTGTGTCTTCCTATACTCCACAAAACTACACCCGTTTTACTGGTTTAGCAGAGATTGATAAGTTCCATTATCAACCGTACGAACAAGGCAAGGTTGCAAGCAACCAGATGCAAAGTACTGCGCTGGGGAAAATTTTTGTTTCTTCTGATGTAGCAGATTTGGCTCAACGAGGAACCGCTTTAGAATTGGAAAAAACAGGTATAACGCTTGGTAACTCTAATGTCAAACTATCTGGAACAGTAAAAGAATTTAAAATGGATGATTTAGGGTATAGCGTTGATTGGACTTATATTATCAATTACACCCTAACAGATAAAAGAACTGCAGCGACATTATTAAGTAAAGATTATTCTGCTGATAAGAAAAAGACAGGTAAGTTTGGATTACCAATCGATTATGCGAATGCTGCTAATGATATGATTTTATCTGGATATAATAAATTCATCACAGATCCTGATGTTAGAAAAGTTCTAGAGAAAAAATAATTAATAAAAGTGTTGACAGCTTGCAAGTAAAAGTATAGTATAAAGTATAAGTTGCGGTTTTAGCGCATAGCGAACGCAAGATAAGTTTAGAAACAGCCCTGATCGGAAACGGTCGGGGTTTTTTATTATCCAAATTCAGCTCACACAATTAACGTGAGCTTTTTTATTGCCCCGCAACAAAACAGCGAGGTGGAGTATGAGAATGTTAAAAGACGCAGGGAATCAAAGTATTTTTTGGTCTGGCTTTGGCGCATTCTGGGCAATGTATTCATTCCAAGAGTGGTTGGCTATTTTTGGTTTGATTATTGGTTTGATCAGTGGTCTCGTTAATATGTACGCCAAGTACCAAGAAGGTAGGGTTAGGGAGAACGAGGAGCGCAGAGCGGAAGAGATGCACAAGGCGAGAATGAAACGATTAGAACAGGGGCTTGATGATGGTGTTAGGGAAAACTAGAAAAGCACTTGGTGCCTGTTCCGTTGTTGCGGTTATCGGGATTATGTACTCTCAATTTAGTGGTGAGCTAAGATTAAGCCCTGCTGGAGCAGAAATAATTGGTAACGCAGAGGGTTGTATGGCAACGCCATATAAATGCCCTGCTGATGTGTTGACTGTCGGTATTGGCTCAACAGAATACTCTGGTCAAAAAATAGAGCCTAACAAAAAATACACAAATGAAGAAATTGCCTACCGATGGAAAAACGATATTAAGCTTGCTGAATCATGTGTTGATAGATACGCCAATGGCAGAGCATTACCTCAATCTGTGTTTGACGCTATGGTATCTGTCACGTTTAATAATGGATGCGGTAATCTTAAAAGCTCAACAATGTTTCGATTAATGCGAAACGGTAAGTATGTTGATGGATGTAATCAACTTTCACGCTGGGTTTATGCTGATGGGCGAAAGCTGCAAGGCTTAATCAAGCGTAGAGAAAAGGAGAGAGCGTTATGTTTAGCAGATTTAAAAGTTACGCAATCGCAATTATCTCATTAACTATTTTGGGCTTGTGCGGTTGGATTTGGCACCAATCAAAGAATATAGATGAACTAAGAGCCGAAAACCAAGTGCAAGCCCAAACCATTAAAAGCCAAGAGCAAGTCAATCAATCATTGAAAGATACGATTGAGATAGAACGCCAAGCTGTAGAACAACAGAGAGTAATCCATGATGAAATCAAACAAGCAAGCCAAGATAAAATCCAAGCCGTTAGAAAGATTATTAAAACACAACCTTGCTATAGCACTCGTATTAACGATGACGCTATTGAGCGGTTGCACTAGCAAGGTTACTACAAAGACTGAATACATTTATCCGCCACAGGCTTTCTTGGTGCCTTGTGTGAAAACACCATTCACTGGTAACACATACGGTGAAGCAGTAGAGCATTTAATCACTGTGAAAGCAGAGAGAGATATGTGCGCTAGTCAAATCACAAACATTAACAAGTGGATTGAAAGCACTAAGAGCAGTAAGTAATCTAAGGTTGATTTATTCTTTTGTGGTAGTAATATTTCATAAGTTAAAAATACTAACAGGAATAACAATGGAAGATAATAAGCCACACTACGAGAAAACATATATCATACCTGGATTAAAGTTGCGCCTCTATTTTTTAAGCAAGGCTGTGAATAGAAACTTCATAGACTTCATTAAGCCTGTGTTGTTGGATATAAGCAAAATTAACAGTGATGATGTTCGTGACTCCGACTTGGTCGACCTGTTCATTAAGATTAAAAGCATTTATGAATGGGTAGAGCCAAATAATTGTGAGTTGCCAGAGTTTGAGCATAGAGTGCTATCTAGACAGTTAAATGATTTACTCTCTGAAACCGCTGCTTATTTGTATATGGATAAAGATATTCAAGCTAATTCAGAAAATAGAGCATTATTTGTAGATTCTATCAAGCAAGGTATTAAAGAGATAACTCTTTCATAGCAAATAATCAAAATGAAAAACTAAAGACCGCCAAATAAAGTGCGGTCTTTTTTTATTTTAAATGATTGATTTTAAAAATTAAAAGGTACTCCCGAGGGGACTCCCCTTTCCACGGGGTTTCGGGCGCGCGGTTTTCGACAGTTTTTTGACATCTTAGGCATCATCATCTTTTTAAGGTTTTTGGATTTTTGGTAGGTTTGGCATGGAAAATTTATTTGACTTAAAACTCAATATAAATCAGATAGCCGAACTAGTCGGAATGCACCGTCAAACCGTATCACAACGGGTTGCAGGGCTTACTCCTGCTATTGGTAGTAACTCCAAGTTAAAGCTCTATTCGATATCTGATTTAATTAAAATTGGTCTTGCCGAAAAAATGACAGCAGATGTTGATAGTTTGTCGCCTGTTGAGAGACGAGCATTTTGGCAAGCTGAAAACGAAAGGCTTAAATATGAGCGAGACACTGGGGAGCTTGTACCATCATTTGAAGTTGCTCAAGAAATGAGCTTTTTGGCAAAAGCAGTAGTGCAGTCACTTGATACATTGCCGGATATTTTAGAGCGTGATTGCGGATTAACTCCGTCACAATTAACCCGTGTAATACAGGTGATTGATGATGTTAAATCGCAAATGTCATCACACATACAGACTGGTGATGACAAGTCAGAGGATCAATAATGTTTGCATCAGCTAAAGATATTAGACGAGATATTGCAAATCTGCTAAAACCTCCGCGCCGCATGAAAGTATCTGAGGCTGTCGCAGAGTATATGCGCGTGCCTGTTGGTGGTGGAAACTCTGTTAAATGGGATGAAAATACTGCGCCTTATATACTTGAGCCGATGAATTGTCTTAACTCACGGGAATATGATGCAGTTATTTTTGTTGGGCCTGCGCGTACTGGTAAAACAGTTGGATTGATTGATGGTTGGATTACTTACTCGATTATATGTGACCCGTCTGATTTTTTACTTGTACAACTAACGCAAGAAAAAGCTAGTGAGCATAGCCGTAAACGTTTAGACCGCACTTTTAGATGCTCGCCTGAGATTGCAAAAAGATTAAGCCCGCGAAAAAACGATAACAACGTCCACGACAAATATTTTAGGGCTGGTAATCTATTAAAGATTGGTTGGCCATCTATCAATGTATTGTCATCATCAGATTATAAATACGTTGCATTAACAGACTATGACCGCTGGCCAGATGATGTGGACGGCGAGGGTGATGGGTTTAGTTTAGCGTCCAAACGGACAACTACATTTATGAGTGCCGGCATGACACTCGTAGAGAGTTCGCCAGGTAAAGATATTGTCGATCTAAAACATCATCCAAAATCAACGCATGAGGCACCGCCAACGACTGGGATTTTATCTTTATATAATCGCGGTGATAGACGTAGATTTTATTGGCAATGCCCTAGTTGCTCAGAATGGTTTGAGCCATCAATGGCTAACATGGTCGGGTATCGTGATGATACTGACTATGTCAAAGCATCGGAAAAAGCTCGGTTGCAATGCCCACACTGTCAAACTCTAATTGAGCCTGATAAAAAACGCGCATTAAACATCGGCGGTAAATGGCTGAAAGAGGGGCAAACGATAGATAAAGATGGAGTGATACATGGCGATGGCAGAAACTCACGTATCGCATCATTTTGGCTAGAGGGACCTGCTGCTGCTTATCAAACATGGGCGCAATTAACTTATAAACTACTTACTGCTGAGCATGAATTTGAGATGACTGGCAGTGAGGAAACTCTAAAGGCGGTGACGAATACCGACTGGGGATTACCTTATTTACCACGCTCCGCACTTGAGCAACGAAGAAGTGACGAGCTAATGGAGCGGCGTGAAGAAACCGAAAAAAGAACGGTGCCTTATGGGTGCCGTTTTTTATTGGCTGCGGTTGACGTACAGGGTGGGCGGAACCGTCGCTTTGTAGTCCAAATTGTGGGCTATGGCGAAAACAGCGAACGATGGCTCATTGATAGATACAACATTAAATCATCAATGCGGAGTAATTCAGACGGGGAAAGTCTGCCAATTGATCCGTCCGCCTACCCTGAGGACTGGGATTTACTTATTAGCGATGTACTCAATAAGCAATATCGCATTGATGGCCTAGATGGCGGATTTATGCCAATCCTTGCAATGGCAGTAGATAGCGGCGGTGAAGACGGTGTAACAGATAATGCCTATAAGTTTTGGCGTAGATGCAAACGCGATGGATTGTCTAAGCGCGTTTATCTCGTCAAAGGTGATAGCACTAAACGTCAAAAGCTGATTACTCGTACTTATCCTGATAATACATCTCGCTCAGATCGTCATGCTAAAGCACGCGGTGATGTGCCGTTGTATTTACTCCAAACAGACCAGCTCAAAGATCGCATTAGTAACGCATTAAGTCGTGAGACTGTCGGGGCTAATTATATCCACTTCCCAGCATGGCTGGGGGAATGGTTTTTTGATGAGCTGACCTATGAGGAGCGAGGACAAGACGGTAAGTGGCGAAAACCTGGAAAAGGTAACAATGAGGCATTTGACTTATTTTGTTATGCCCACGCTATTGCCATTTTGAGAGGCTATGAACGTATCAAGTGGGGCGATGAGGACAATGTCCCATACTGGGCTAAGTTGCCAAGCGTAAACCCTAACGTGATCCGTAGAGAATCATCCGCACCAGAAGAAACTGAAAGTGCGGTAGAAATTGAACAAGTAAAACCGCAACCAAAAACTAAAGCAAAAAGTAATTGGTTAAACGGTAGCGGAAGTAAAAAAAGCGGTTGGCTTTAACTCCCAAACAGCCTTAAATCGGTAGATACCGAGCCTGTGAAAAGGTGGGAATGTTGCGGTAATAACTCAAGCCCTGACTAGAGATAGTTGGGGCTTTTTATTATCTAAATTTGGAGACAGAAAATGCAATTAGCAAACCCTGAAAACTTTAAACAATTTGTACAAAATAAAGACTCAAAAACAGTTACCACATCAGAAATAGTTGCTAAAGTTTTTGGTAAACAACATAAAAATGTATTGCGTGATTTGCGTGAGATTTTTGAAACTGGCGATGAAGAATTTAACCGGCTCAATTTTGAGCTCGTTGAATACATTGATAAAAAAGGCGAAAAACGCCCAATGTTTGAGATGACAAAAGACGGATTTATGTTGCTGGTCATGGGATATAAAACTAAAAAAGCAATGGCAATTAAGATCGCTTACATTAAAGCCTTTAACTTTATGCAAGAACAATTGTTATCTGGCAATATGACATTGCTTGAGCAGTATTACCAAGCCTTGGGCGAGCATAAAGCTGAAAAACAATTAGCAAGCGTTTGTGGTAAAGCATTGAATGAATGGAAAGGTAAAAAGCCGTTGCTTGAAGCGACACTAAAAATCTTTGAAGATAAATTGCAAATTGAGTTACCACTACTTCACTAACCGCACCGTAAAAAGTGCGGTTTTTTATTGGGGCAAAAATGGCTATCTACGACAGAGACGAACTCGAAGAAAAAATCCGAACGCTTGATGAAAAGATCGAAAACGCCCAAAGCCAAGTTAGCTTTAATGGGCGTTCGGTATCTTATCAAGTGTCCGAATGGACAAAACAACGTGACCGCTATCAACAAATGCTAAATGAGCTGCTAGCGGAAACAAGGCAGCGCGTTAAGCGCCACAGAATCAAATATGCGAGATTTTAAATAATGGGAATAGTAGATAAAGCGATTGCCGCAATCTCGCCTAAATGGGGCGCACAGCGAGCGAAAAACCGTTATGTGATGAATGCATATGAAGCGGCTATGCCAAACCGTACGCACAAAGCAAAACGCGAAAGCCAAGGTGCGAACGTATCGACAAAGCAAAGCGCGGTAAGTTTGCGAGAGCAGGCAAGGGCATTAGACCAAAATCACGACATTGTGATCGGCATCTTGGACAAGATGGAGGAGCGAGTTATCGGCTCAAGAGGTATCCATATTGAGCCACAGCCGCTAAATTTAAGTGGCGATGTTGATGAGGATTTGGCGGAACAAATCCGAAAAAAATGGGCGGAATGGTCTGTGCGTCCAGAGGTTACTGGACAATTTACTCGACCAGAACTTGAGCGAATGCTTTTGCGCACTTGGTTACGAGATGGTGAGGTATTTATCCAGCTTGTGCGAGGTAGTGTGGCTGGACTAAATCATAGCACTGACATTGCATTTAGTCTTGAGGCGTTAGAGCCTGATTTTGTGCCGATGTGGCAATCTGACACAGCTAATGTAATCCAAGGTATAGAGATTAATGCCTGGCGTCGTCCTGTGTCTTACCGGGTTTACATGGACAACCCTCAGGAAAACAACCGCACTTACGGGCGAGTTAAATCAGTGCCAGCAGAAAACATGTTGCACCTTGCGTTTAAAAAACGCCTACATCAGTTGCGTGGCGTATCGATGTTGCACGGCGTTATTGTCCGCCTCTCCGATCTTAAAGATTACGAAGAGAGCGAGCGTGTAGCCGCACGAATTGCCGCAGCTTTTACGATGTACATCAAAAAAGGGGATTCCTCTCTTTACGGTGACAATGATGAGTACGGCACGGATAGCCCTGAGCGAGATTTTGAGATTGCTCCAGGTGCAATCATTGACGATCTTAAACCTGGCGAAGATATTGGGCTGATCAACTCAAACCGTCCGAATGTAAATCTCGAAACATTTAGAAATGGTCAGTTAAGAGCAACAGCAGCAGGAACTAGGTCGAGTTACTCAAGCATTGCGCGAGATTATAACGGCACCTACTCAAGCCAACGACAAGAGTTGGTGGAGAGCTTTGAGGGTTATGCAGTTTTACAAGATACTTTTGTTGCGCACATATCACGCCCGATTTACCGAGAATGGTTAAAAATGGCGATTGTTAGCGGTGAAATTGATGTGCCAGTCGATATTGACCCAGAGTCACTTTATAACGCCGTTTATAGTGGCCCAGTGATGCCATGGATCGACCCGACAAAAGAGGCGCAAGCCTGGAAAGAGCGCATTAAAGGCGGGTTGGCAACAGAAAGTCAAGCGGTAAGAGCAAGCGGTAGCAATCCAGCAGAAGTGAAACGCAGACGTAGAGTTGAGGTTGAGGAAAACCGAAAATTTGGTCTCAAGTTTGACACAGATTTAACTAACACAGGTACGACAAATGACAAAACAAAAGATGATTCTGTCTCCGGTGGCGATGGCAACGAGCGCGACAAAGACGAATAACCAGTCTTGGTACTCAATCAAAGCCAAAGCCAATGATACAGCGGAGATCTCAATTTATGATGAGATCGGATTTTGGGGCGTATCTGCAGCGAGCTTTGCGCAGGACTTAAAAGGCTGCGGAAACAATCTCAAGCAGATTAACCTACACATCCACTCACCTGGTGGCGATGTATTTGACGGGATCGCCATTTACAACTTGCTAAAAAATCACCCAGCAAATGTGACAGTTTACATTGACGGTTTAGCGGCAAGTATGGCGAGCGTTATTGCGATGGCCGGCAATGAGGTAATCATGCCTGAAAACGCAATGATGATGATCCATAAGCCTTGGGGAATCCAAGGTGGCGATGCGGAAGATATGCGCAAGTATGCTGACCTATTAGACAAGGTCGAAAATACGCTAATCCCTGCTTACGCGAGCAAAACAGGGAAAACACCTGAAGAATTAGCAGAAATGCTATCAGCAGAAACTTGGCTCAACGGAAAAGAATGTGTTGAACAAGGATTTGCCGACAAATTAGCCGAACCACTTGTGGCGATGGCGTCTATTAAATCACGAAAACTAGAGGACTTTGAAAATATGCCAAAAGCAATGAAAGATATGTTGTTTAAGCCACAAGGCAACGCTGGCTCAAATCCAGCACCACAAGCAACACCAACTGAACAATCAGCGCCAGTAAATCAAACTCAAACTGTGACAGTAGATAATACTGCGCAAGTGCAAGCTGATCTAAATAAACGCAATGCGGATATTAAAGCCGTATTTGCTCCGTTTGGCTCAGCTCACAGCGATTTATTAGTGGAGTGCTTGGGCGACCTAAGCATTACAGCAGAGCAAGCAAAAGACAAATTATTAGCAAAACTTGGCGCAAATACAACGCCAAGCGCAGCGCCTACCGCGTATGCTGGTAATGGTAATATTGTTGGCGACAGTGTTAAGCAATCATTGTTAGCCCGTGCGGGTATCGACAAAGACAAAGCAGATGCTAAAGATAACGCATACAACGCAATGACATTGCGTGAGCTTGCTCGTGCGTCATTAGTTGATCGTGGTATTAGCGTGTCCGGTCATAATGCAATGAGCATGGTTGGTTTGGCATTTACCCACTCAAGCTCTGACTTTGGTCAGATCTTAATTGATGTAGCGCACAAATCCTTGCTTAAAGGTTGGGAAACCGCAACGGAAAACTTTGATCAGTTTACTTCTCGCGGCACATTAACCGACTTCCGCCCAGCTAAACGCGTTGGTTTAGGTGACTTTGGCTACTTACCACAAGTCGGTGAGGGCGAAGAATACACCTACGGAACAATCGGTGATGAGGGCGCTAGCGTTGCATTAGCAACTTACGGGAAATTATTTGCAATTACCCGTCAAGCAATCATTAATGACGATATGAACTTGTTAACAAAAATCCCTGAAAAAATGGGACAAGCTGCACGCGCAACAATCGCTAAATTAGTGTTTGCGTTATTAACCGGTAATGCGATTGCACAAGACGGCAAAGCGTTATTTGACGCATCTCACAAAAACACTTTAACCGGCGCGGCATTAGACGTAACCAGCATTGACAAAGCGATCCAAATTATGAATGGCTTTGTTAACTCTCATGGTGAGCCGTTGGAGATTGAGCCTGAATTTATGTTGTTGCCAACATCACTTTACACCCGCGCTAAACAAGTTTTAGGCTCGGCAAGTGTTGATGGCGCAGATGCTAACTCCGGCATCATTAACCCAATCCGCGATATTGTGCCAGCGCTTAAATCCGCACGTTTACAAGTCGCCGATCCAAAATCTTGGTACTTAATCAACAAAGAGGCTATTGAGGTCTCCTATCTTGACGGTATCGACACTCCATACATTGAGCAACAAAACGGCTTTACCGTTGATGGTGTATCAACAAAAGTTCGCATTGATGCAGGCGTGAACGTGATCGACTACCGTGGCATTGTAAAAGTTACAAACAAGTAACTTAAAACACCCTAAATAACGACCGCACTTTTAATCGAAGTGCGGTTTTTTATTAAATAAATCATAGGATTAATTGAATATGGCTAAAAATTATGTACAAGATGGCAACACGGTACGCTTTACTGCGACCGCTGCCATGAAGAGCGGTGATGTGGCGATGATCGAAAATCTTGCAGTTGTTGCGGAAAGCGATATTGCTCAAGGTGGTGCAGGTGTTGGCTTAACTACTGGTGTGTTTACCGTTAAAGCAAAAGCGACTGACGACATTAAACAAGGTGCAGTTGTTTACTGGTCAACAGATGGTGCAACAACTACCGCAGGCAGCAACAAACGCTTAGGCGTTGCATGGCGCGCAAGCGGTGCATCCGTGGAAACCGTAGATGTCAAGATCAACGCTTAGTCCGTTTGATGTAGCAATATCGCAGGCGGACAAAGTTATATCTGATGTGATGATGTCCGTCTACATCATCAATGGCAAGAAATACAAAGCGGTGCTTGATGAGGCGCCAAAGGTGATGAGCGGAAATTATGGCGATGATTACTTAATCAACGGTACAACTCGCACGCTAACACTTTTTCGTTCGTCTGGCTATAAGCCGAAACTTGGCGATGTCATTACGACAACAAACAATGAGTATGTTGTACGCGGGTTTAGTTTTGAAGATGGAAAAATCGTGTTGCAGTTGGAGTAAATGTGGCGGTGAAAATTGAAGGGATGGAAGCATTACAAGCTAATATCCAAAAACTGACCAATAAAGTCGTGCCTAAGGCGGCAGCAAAGGCGATTAATAAGGTGGCTAGAAGTGCAATTAAAAATGGAACAAAAACCGTATCCAAAGATATTCACGTGCCAGCCAAATTAATCCGCAAGCGAACTCGATTGTCACAAAAAGCAACAGCGAGTAGACCTGTCGCAAAAATACGAGTTGATGGAAGAAATTTACCGTTAATCCGATTGCTGGAAAACTCTAGACGAACCATGCGAGCGAGTAGAGGGAAAATTAGAATAGGGAATCATCAAATACAACGTGGTTTTATCCAAACTCTAGCAAATGGTCGTAAGCACGTTATGCAGCGACGAGGCAAAGAGCGGTATCCAATTGATGTTGTTAAGATTCCGTTATTTAGACCTTTAACAGCCGCTTTCCATAGTGAGTTAAAAGATTATTCGAGTCGGATCAAAGTTGAACTGACAAGAGAGTTGAGTAACATTTTTAAAAAATAGAGGATTAAATGTTAATTCACAAAAAGATTCGACACCAGGTGTCGGATATGCTCAAAAGCAGTATAAAGGGTGTTGAGAATATTTATTCTGGACATCCTTTATTTATTGATATTGACCAAGAGAAAGCAGCTATTGCAGTTTTCCTTGATGATATTTCTTGCGAAGAGATAGATCTCTGTCATCACGAATATACTGCATCCTTAAACATCACGATTTGCCTTAAAACTGCTTTTGGCGACGACGCATTAGATGATATTGCAGACAAAATCAAAGAGCGGTTAAGTGTAGCTATATCTAATGATGAATTATTGGAAAATATTTCCGAAATCACTCTTATTAGCTACGGATACGAGCAAGATGCGACAAATCGCACCTGGTTCGTATCTAACCTTAAATATCAAATTAAGTATGAGGACTAAATATGCCTACACAAACAACCCCTTTTCAAGGGACTAAGTTTTACTTAGGCGTTGGCTATGAAACAGAGAAAGCGATTACCGCCTGCTCCGTTACGCCAAATGCCACAATTACCGCAGCAAGCAATGGCTTAAAAGCAGGTGATTTTATCCGAATCACAGGTTTAGGTGCGTTAGACGGCTGCTATCCTGTTAAATCCGTTTCTACTGATACAGTAACGCTTGCTGATGAAGTGGATTGGAAAGGTTTCGACAAGCCGACTAACTTTACTAAGGCTAAAGTTTCAAAAATCCAATTATCAAGCAACTTCTGTGCGATTAAACAGATTGATGGCGATGGTGACACATTAGGCGAAACAGATGTAACCACAATGTGTTCAGAGGGTACAGAAACAGAAGCAGGTGAAATTGAATACGGTTCAATCAAGCTGTCTTTCTACTATGCGCCAGCGACAGATATGCAGCAAGATTTGCGTAAAAAATTCTACGATAAAGAAACATTCCCTTGGTTAATGATTCTTAAAAACAATCAAGGTGCTTTATATGGTACAGGCTTTATTCAAACCTCACCAAACTTTAGCGGTGAAGTAAAAGGTAAGTTTGAATCAGGCGTAACCATTAAAAAATCGAAACGTGATTATTTTTTACCTACAACAGCGTAAATAACAAAGCCGAGAGTTAATCCTCTCGGTTTTCTTTTTATAGGGCGGAAAGAATGAATTTAAGAGATAAACTTTTATCACACAAGCCAAAAGTCAAGCCAGTGGAAATTTTAGGCGATACCTATTACATCCGAGAGTTTACCGTTGGAGAAATGAACAAAGCCTTATATGGCCAGCAACAAGAATTAGTCCGCATTGCTGAAGGTCAAGGTATTACACTTGATTTTAGCGATGAAGACACCCTAACCGAGCAATTGGCCAAAGTTTACGACAAACACAAACTAACTCGCACAATCGCAATGCGTTTATGCGATGAAAACGGTGTAAACCTATTCAATGCCGAAGATGAAAACGATTTAGAAGCGTTATCTCAACTTGATAAAGCTGTCATTGAGCAACTTAACCAAGCCATTATGGACGGTGAACCAAAAAACTCACCAGCCGAAGAAAGTTCCAAATAAACCTGTCGCTTTCTCTCGGAAAGACGCTAGAAGAAATTGAGCAGATGCCGGAAAGCCATTTACAGGAATACCGCCTATTTTACGAAGAACAACCGTTCGGATTGTGGCGTGATGATTACCGCTCGGCTCAAGTTTCGCACGTTTTAGCAATGGTTAATCGTGATCCGAAAGGCAAACCGCCAGAGCTGTCAGATTTTATGCCTTTTTACAAAGATAAGAAAGAGGAAGAGTTTGATGACGGTTCTGCTGAATACTTAGCAAATAGATAACTGGAGTAAAAATGGCAGGCTCATTAGGACACTTGAATATTCAGCTTGAGTTAGATCAGGTTAAATTCCAAAGTGGTATCAACAACGCACAGGGCAGAGTTAAACGCTTTACTGATACCACTACCAAACAATTAAATAATATTGAGCGGTCGATGAATTCGCTCAATCGTGTATCTGCGAACCTTTTCAAAGCTGGAATAGCTGGATTTGGTGTAAGTCAATTAAAAGGTTTTGCCGATGGATATGCGGAAATTCAAAATAAACTCCGATTAGTCGAAAGTGCGTCAATTAGTAGTGCTAAGGGATTAAATAACGTTTTTGACATTGCATTAAAAACCAACCAAAGCATTAATGCGACTTCTGGTGTTTATCAGCGATTTGCTCAAAATGCTGAAACATTAAAGATTAGCCAAGCACAAATTGCTAGTTTAACCGAAACGGTATCAAAAGCTGTTGCGGTATCTGGTGCAAGTGCTGGTGCGGCAGATGCGGCATTGACACAGTTTGGGCAAGCGTTAGGAAGTGGGATTCTTCGTGGCGATGAATTCAACTCTGTAATGGAGCAGACACCGGCATTAGCCAAAGCGATTGCAACCGGTTTAGGAGTTACCACTGGCGAACTTCGCAACATGGCGAAAGAGGGCAAGCTAACAATGGATGTACTTGTTCCAGCATTGGAGCGAGCAAAAGAATCCGTTGACGACCAGTTTAACACTCGAATCCTTACTATTTCCGCAGCCTTTGAAAATTTAAACACATCAACAATCAAATGGATTGGTGAATTAGATAAATCAACAGGAGCAAGCGAGGCATTTGCTAAGGCTATCAATGAAATCGCTAATCACTTAACCATAGTAGCAAGCCTTGCAGCAGGCGCAGGTGTGATTTGGAGTGTTGGAAAAATCCGCACTTGGATTGCAGCAAGTATTCAAGCTTCTGCTGCTATGTCTGCTCAAGCCGCAGCAACGAGAAATCTAACCTCTGCACAGCAATCATTAACCGCAGCAGGTAAAGGTTTAGGTGGCGCATTAGGTTTTGTTGGTGGCCCACTTGGATTATTAACTCTAGGATTATCCGCTGGTGTTGGCGTTTTCCTTGATTATCAACAAAAAACCGAATCCGCTCGACAAGAATTACTATCCTTTGCTGATTCGCTTGATGTAACGACTGGAAAACTGGCTAATACATCAGCTGCAGTGCTTGATGGAATGAAAGCTAAATTAGAGCAATCTATTGCCGCTCAAAAGGACGAAATTAAGCGATTAGCGGAAGAGTACGAAAAGCTCAATAGAATCATTGAGCAAGGCAAACAAATCGCACAACAAAGCGGCAAAGCGGAAGATTCGGCATATTTGGAGGCTCTTGCTAAAGCAAGCCAAGACTTAGCAATTAAAAAGGCTGAGTTAGCCAAAGCGAATGAGAAGCTTGTTAAATCTGAAAGCGACTTAAAAGCTATTGTTGAGCAAGTTCCAATTTCTGAATTCCACGACAAGTTAAGAAGCCTACTTCCAACGCTTGATACTTCCAAGGTCAGCATTGATTCAATCGGTTTTTCTCTCGATGATTTGAATCGCATTTTTCCAAGTGCGGAAAGTGGCGCGGCTTCTGTTACAAGCGCGGTCGAGCGAATGGGCGCAATGGCTGTCTTAGTGGCGAGCCAGTTTAATGCTTTGGGTTTTAGCGTTCAAAATGCTTTAAGCGATAAGGCTACACAGTTAATTGAGAGAAACAATCGCCAAATTGCAATCAATAAAGAAACCGACCCAACCAAAAAACGCAGATTACAGGCAGAAGATAATGCGCTAAATAGTGGATTTGAAAAGGGTTCTGCTGATTTCTCTGCGGTTGTTGATAGTAACTTTGCTTTATTAGGCTCTCAAGCCATTGGTAAAGGAGCTAAAGGCGGTTCATCAAGAAAATCAAAAGTTAGTAAATCTTCTAGTGGCTCTAAAGTTGATTATGTGAAGCAATTCACCGACCAACTAAGCGAAATGGAGCGCAGACTTTCAGAAATTCGAGCTAATGCTCAAGATATTTCTGTTTTTGGTCAAGTCAGCCAGTATCAAGAATTAAATAAAATCACTCAAGATATAGCGGCGAATGGCGAGAAATACGCTCATTTTGGTGCGGACGGTTTAGCTAAACTTAAAGATATGGCGGCTCAAATTGATGCAGCACAACAAAGCGTAGCTATCGCACAATTTGCCTATGACAACGGTGAGAAACTGCGAGAAATGCAGTTTGAGCTTCAATTGCTTGGTAAAACAAGAAAAGAGCAAGAATTACTGCAATACAATCATCAATTAGATGTCGAAGCATCTCGATTAAAGATTGGAATGTCGCAAGAAAACATCGCTAAACTTGATGAAGAAATCGCAAAACTGAAAGAGCGTAGAGCTATTATTCAGGCTGAATCAGAGAAGCGAAGAGGTAACCCTATTGCGGGGATTAAAGACGGTATAAACCAAATTCAAGATAGCTTTGGCGATATGGCGGCAAATATGTCGCAGGTTACTCAAAATGCCTTTAATGGTATGGCTGACGCTTTAACTGACTTCGTAATGACTGGTAAAGCAGACTTTCGTTCTCTTGCTCAATCAATTTTAAGAGACCTGTCATCAATGATTATCAAGATGATGATTTTCAACACTTTAAAATCTGCGGCAGGATTTTTCGGTTTTTCCGATGGTGGTTATGTTGGCTTTGCTAGTGGTGGTTATACCGGTGATGGCGGTAAATACACTCCTGCTGGCGTGGTGCATCGTGGCGAGTACGTTATCACTAAAGAGGCAACATCAAGACTAGGGATTGGATTTTTAAATCACCTTAATTATGGCCGTGGATATGCTAGCGGTGGAGTAGTGGGTTCTATTCCGTCAACTGGTTACAAACCTATGGCAGGTGGCAGCATTTCCGTTAAAGTGATTAATAATGGTGAGCCAGTTAATGCGAGCGTAGAGCAAAAACAACGAAATGGCGAAACCGAAATTACAGTAGAGTTAATCCGTCAGATAGCGAGAAGAGAAACAAATGGTATTATTTCAAATAATATGCGTTCTGGTGGCGTATTCGCTTAGGGGTAAGTATGGAAACATTTAAATGGTGCGTTAGACCTGATTTTCAGATTGATAGCGAACCAAAAGTAAACTCGATTGCATTTGGCGATGGATACACTCAACGCCAGTTGCAGGGAATTAATAGTTTACTTCGCTCTTATTCTGTTGAAGTTAAGGTTAAAAATAAAGACCGCCTAGAAGTGGATGAATTCTTTAAAAAACACAAAGGAATTCATCCTTTTCTTTTTAAAGACCCATTCACCAGCAAAAATATCAAGGTTGTTTGCAGTAAATGGCCTGCGAAGATGGGTTTAAACTTCACGGAGTTTAACTGTAGTTTTGTTGAGGTGCCGTAATGCCACAAGCAATTAGCAATCAATTTAAGTTAGATCTAGCCAAGCTAGAGCAAAATGCACTCATTGAACTATTCGAAGTGGACTTGCGAAGCTTGAGAGATGATAACGGTATCAGTGGTGAGTTATACCGCTTTTATGCTGGATATAACGAACAATCACAACCTATCGTCTGGCAAGGTAAGACCTATCAGCCGTTTGGCGTTAAAGTGGATGGATTTGAATTATCGGGTAATGGACCAAGCAACCGACCAACATTAACGATTGGTAATGTGGATGGCTTTGTTACTGCACTTTGTAATCGTTTTGAGCAGTGTTTGGGTGGTATTGTTAGACGAAGATTAGTCTATATGCATTATCTTGATGCGGTGAACTTTGAGGGTGGTAACAAGAAAGCTGACCCAAGCCAAGAAGCCTTAAGTTATTTTGTCATTGAGCAGTTGTCCTCACTCAATCGCAATATCGCTCAATTCACCCTAGCTTTACCGTCAGAAACAGATAACGCTTTAATTGGTGCGAGAATGATTACAACGACTTGCAGTTGGTTATATCGTAGTGTTGAGTGTGGTTATACAGGCCGAGCTGTGGCGGATGAAAAAGACCAACCGACTACCGACCCACAAAAGGATAAATGCAGTGGTTTATTGACTGGCTGCAAATTACGAAATAACACGCACAACTACGGCGGATTTGTTAGCGTTGATAAGTTGGGGTAGATGATGGACGGAAAACTACACAACGAGATAATCAAATACTCAAAATCAAAAGAACCACAGGAAAGCTGTGGTTTTGTTGTTTTAGTGGGTGATGAAAAAGTCTTTATACCTTGCGAGAACGTAGCAGAGGATAAGGAAAATCACTTTGAAATATCGCCAGAAGATTACATCAACGCATCAGAGAAAGGCGAGATTATGGCGCTAGTCCATTCGCACCCACAAGGCGAATTAAAGCTCTCTCTATCAGACTTACAAACCCAACTATACAGCCAATTAGATTTTTGGCTGGTGTGTGATGAGCAAATCAAAATCTTTCCAAAAATCCCATTTTTAATCGGTCGTGATTTTAATCACGGTGAAATGGATTGCTACACGCTATTCAGAGATTTTTATGCTTTATCAGGCTGTGAACTACCTAACTTTGAGCGAGCTGATTACTGGTGGGAGGATGGCTTTAATCTCTACTTAGACAATATGGAAAAGCACGGATTTGAGAAAGTTAGCGAGCCGCAAATTGGCGATGTAATTTTAATCAGTGTTGGTTCGGATGTGCCTAATCACGCTGCGATTTATGTAGGCGATCAGATGGTATTACATCACGCGCCAAAACGCTTATCTAAGCGAGATTTATATGATGGTTACTGGCTTAAACACACGCACAGCATTTGGAGACACAGAGAATGGTCAACGTTAGATTTTACGGCACCCTTAAACAGTTTGGATCTGAATTTAATCTAGACTGCAAGACACCTGCCGAAGTGGTACACGCTCTAACAAGTCAAATCCCAAAACTAAGACAATTCATTCAGCAAGGCTTATTCACCGTAAGAGTGGGGCGAGAGTATTTAGACAGTCGCTATTTAGAGCAAGGATTAAGCCAAAAGCTAAAAGACGATGCAACCGTCCACTTCACACCAACGCTAAAAGGCTCAAAAGGAGGTGGATTGCGTAGAGTGATTGCTGGTGCGGCAATCGTTGCAGGCGCGTTAGTGTTAGGCCCTCTTGGGCTAGGTGTTCTCGGTACAACTTCTGCAATGATGATTGGTGGATTGGGTGCATCAATGTTGCTTGGCGGTGTAGCTCAAATGCTCACAAAAATGCCAACAATGAGAGGCGTAACTCATACTGGAGCAATTAAGCCAGAAAGTATAAAGAGCAGACAAGAAGAGAAAGAGAAAAAGCAATCAACAAGCTTTTCAAACCTATCAAATATGGTGGCACAAGGTAAATCTATGCCTCTTGCTTACGGCTTGATTAGAACTGGGACACTCGTAATCTCACAAGGCGTTGAGACTATGGATGTTGAGAGAGAGCCAACTGTATCTACCACGGAAGATACCAATAAACTAACCGCTAGCGACACTGTTAACACTGGTAATAGCGACACTGGGAGCGCTGGTTTAAAAAGACACCGAGATAAGAATGGAAAGATCTATCCTTGGATTGCAGCACGGGAGGGCTAGAAATGGGTAAAGGTAGCAGAAGAGGCGGTGGCAGTCCTAGCCCTAGCACTGGTACTGTACTCAGTCCTGAAGCTAACATTGGAAGCGGTGCAGGTAGCGTACATACACCAGTCGAGGCAAAGGAAACAAGCCGAAGCAAGCAGCTAATTAAAATTGTTGAAGTTATTTCCGAGGGTGAAGTGGCAGGTTTAGCTGACGGAATGAAGTCAGTTTACTTGGATAATACACCGGTTCAAAACAAAAACGGTTCATTTAACTTCAAAAATGTGTCATTACAAGGTCGAATCGGTGGACAAGTCCAAGATGTACTTAGTGGATTTAGTGCGTCCGAGAAAGAGGTTTCAGTATCAGCACAGGTTCGTAGAAATCTACCTATAACAAGAACGATTACAGACAGTAAAGTATCTAGATTAAGATTCACCATTGGCGTTCAAGCTCTTTCAAAAATGGAGGATAATGGTGATATTAACGGCTCGAATGTGAGCCTATTAATTACCGTTGGCGGTAAATCATACCCTGTAACCATTTCTGGTAAATACAGTTCCCAATACCTGCAGCAGCACACATTTGGGAATCTACCGCCTGTTCCATTTACTATTAAGGTTGAGCGATTAACCGAAGATAGCAACTCGCAGAAGCTCCAAAATAACACGTTGTGGTCGAGTTACACAGAGGTTATTGATACAGTATTTACTTATCCTAACACCGCATTGGTTGGGGTTAAATTCGATTCAGAGTACTTCAGCAATTTACCGACACGAACATACGACATTATGGGGATTAAGGTCAAAATCCCTAGCAACTACAATCCTAGAACAAGGCAATATTCAGGCGTTTGGGATGGCACGTTTAAAATAGACTGGACAGATAATCCAGCTTGGGTTTTATTCGATATTGTTACAAACAAACGTTACGGATTAGGCAATCGACTAGGTGAATTCGGAGCTGATAAATGGACTCTCTATCAGGTTGCTCAATATTGTGACCAACTTGTTCCTGATGGGTTTGGCGGCAAAGAGCCTAGATTTACTTGTAATGCGTGGCTAACTGAACAGCGTTCTGCGTATGATGTAATTAATGACATTTGCTCAATCTTTCGAGCAATGCCAGTTTGGAACGGCCAGCAATTAACTGTTGTAATGGATCGCCCTTATGACCCCGTTTGGACTTACACAAACGCAAACGTTGAGGGTGGGGAATTCAACTACACATTTTCAGCTAAGAAAGCAAGACATAATGCAATCCAAGTTGAATATGTGGATAAAAACAACTCATACGAAAGAACGATTGAGTATGTTTCAGACGATGAGTCAATTCGGAAAAATGGCTTAAACGTTAAGAAAATCACCGCCTTTGGTTGTACTTCTAGAGGGCAAGCACACCGCACTGGGTTGTGGTTATTGCAAACCGAAAAGCTAGAAACTAAAACTGTCACCTTTACTGTTGGCACAGAAGGCTTAATGCACGTACCCGGTGACATTATTAAGGTTGCCGATACGTACTATGCAGGCACAAATATTGGTGGTCGAGTTTTAGCAATTAATGGGAAAAAAGTTACTCTCGACAGAGAAATTTCCGTTAATGGCAATAGTTACTTTAGCTACATTAACCAAAATGCAAGACATCAAGATATCAAGATTATCTCTGCGAAAGGTGCTGAAGTTACTTTAGACCAAGCTCCGACTGGATTAGAGGCTTATGGCGTATGGTCGTTATCTACTCAACAGGTGACAAGCCAATTATTCAAAGCTTTAACCGTTAAAGAGGAAGAAAAAGGCAAATACACCATTACAGCCTTGCAGCACGAACCGCAGAAAGAGGCTATTGTTGATAATGGTGCGAAGTTTGAGCCTAGAGCGACTTCAATCCTAAGTGTTCCTCAAATTAGCAACATTAACGTTAATGTCAACCAAGACGGAAGCGTTAGTTTCTCCGCTGATATTACAGGCGGTGATGGGCTTATTAAATACGATATTAAAATCTATAAAGATGGTGCTTTGTATGATGTTCGTTTAGGTCAATCATCACCAAATATCAATCTTGATGATTTCGAGAATGGCGAATATACCGTTGTTATTCAGATTAAGAATGAGAGTGGACAGCTATTAAGTGAAAGAACTCAAACATTCGTTATTGATAAACCGCCAGCGCCAACAGGTGTAAAAGTTACCGGTGGACTTGGAAATATCACAATCGAATGGGATTGGTTAAATGAGGCAACCGCAACGGAAATCTTTGTTAATGACAATGACGATATTAAAACCGCAAGATTATTGACTAAAGTAAATTCGAGGGTTTACACGCACGAAGTCGGAGCCAATCAAGTTAGATACTATTGGTTAAGACACACTAGAGGTGTAAACGTCGGGCCATTCAATCAGTTGACTGGTACTCGTGGCGAAAGCTCAGTTGATATTGATGCAGAGCTAGAGATTTTAAACAAAAAACTCTCTCAAAACATCGTTGATGAAGTAATAGATACCGCATTACCAGCTCGTAACCTTGACTTAATTAAAACGGTCAGTGGTTTAAATGTCGATGAGTATCAAGGTTACAAGCAAGTTTACAACACCGCAGACGGCAAACTTTACACGTGGAACGGTAGTAAATACCTTGAAAACGGCATTGATGCAAGCGGCATCCGTATTCAAACAACGCAATTAGTCGGCACTTTGCAAGCCGATCAAATCGGTGCGAATACAATCGGAGCTGGTGCGTTGCAGGCTGGAGCGGTGCGAGCTGAACACATCGCTGCAACTCAAATAACTGGTGAAAAACTAGCCTTGGGGCTTGGAGGTAATTTACTTAAAAATCCGTTGTTTACTGGAAATTCAAAAGGTTGGCACGGTTTTGTTTTGCATAACGAGGAAATCCGAAAATACTGGACGGAAGGTAGTGTTGGGGTTGAGTATGAGAATCTACGGTATAACACAAACCAAGCTTACAGACCAAGAGACAGTCAGTATAAAAATGAAACGTTTAGCTTTTCCAGATGGACTGTAAATGGATTCGCTCAGCTATCTGTTGATAGTAAAAGTAATCAATATTGGGTTGATAACGCCCGTGTTCTAGTAAATGTCATTCCTGGTAAAACCTATATATTCTCGGCTTATGTTGGCTGCCATCATTGCGGTGGGTCTTTACTGGCAGAGGAATATAGTTCAGACGGCACACAATATCTTGGCTTGATTAATAGTAGTAAATTATTTGGTGAGCGAGATCGGATATTGCTTAATGGCGGCGAGGATATGGATGAAGCTTCATCAATGCATTTTGCCAATGGCTTAGATGCGAATAACGCGCATCGAGCTTTTGTTAAGTTTAAAGCCCCTAAATCTGGCGTGGTCTGTTTAATATTCCGTATTGCACGATTTGGTTACAAGCAAGCATATCAAGACAACTATATGGCTAGAGCAATGCTTGAGGAGGTTAATCCAAATCAAAACACACCTAGCCCTTGGCGAGAAACCTCGATAACCTCTATTGATGGCGGCTCGATTGTCACCGACTCAATCACCACTAGACAACTCGGAGCAGATAGCGTAACTGCCAACAAGATTGCAACTGGTGCAGTAGCGGCTAAACATATTGCTGCCGGCAGTATTGGAGCAGACCATATTGCCACACGGTCATTAACCTCTGATAAGTTAAACGTGAACAGTCTATCTGCCATTAGTTCTAACATCGGACGAATTACAGCAGGCTCAATCACAGGGACAAGTATCAGTGGTAACAACATTAATGGTAATAATATCTCTGGTGGTAGCATTACAGGTACGACAATCACTGGTACGAATATCAATGGTAATAATATCAATGGTAACAACATATCAGGTGGCACAATCACGGGTACAACAATCAGTGGTACAACCGTAAACGGTGGTTCTGTTAGAGGTTCTGTTATTGAGGGTGGCACAATACGAGGTGCGAGATTAGAGGGTGTAACTGGTAAATTTACAGGATCGCTTGAGGTTAATCAGCTAATCGGTGGTAATTTGTGTGAGACATTTATCGCAAATATTCATATTTCTGGCGGCGACGTTTATAACGCGATAATAAACTTCAGTCCATCGCCAGTTAGACGAGTGGTATTTATTGTTAATTCATCAATATCATTCTTTATCGAAGCTAATCAGCCTTATTCTTATAGGTATAATGTGTTTAAGAAAGGCGACCCACCGCCAGAGGTTTTTGTTGGTTATGGTTATCAACATAAGATATGTATCACAGCATACGCAGTTTCAAACACAACAACAATGTATCAATAATGGAGCAATTAAATGGCAACATTCAACAAAATCTTAAATCCAATGTATTCGGCTATTGCCGCATACTCAAAACAAGAAGATGGATCAATCAATGCTAAGTATGTATTAGGTACTGGCGAAGATAGCGATGGTTCAGTGACCAACTTTATCCCAATCATCTCCGATTACAAATGGATTGATGCAGCAACTGCTAAAGAGTTGATGAATAAGCCATTAACTAAAGATGATATTGGCAAAACGACAGAACAGATTGATTTAGAGCGAATCTATGCTTATTTGAAAGAAAACGGTCAAATCGTAATCTAATCAACCTTAACTAAACCAACCGCACTTTGAGAAATCATTGGTCGGTTTTTTTATTGGAGCAAAAATGGAAAACATTGAGCTAGAAACAGTGCGTGGTGATGATGACGGGTGGACGTTCGAAATCCTAGAAGATGACGAGCAGAAAAGTGATTTGACTGGTAGCAAGTTTGATATGTGGATTGAGCCTAAAAAAGGCGAAATTATCAAACTATCAACCGAAACTGGTGAGATTACTGTAAGCGAAAATCTAGTCACAGTTACATTATCGCACGACAAAACTCTAGGCGCTAAGTGGGAAACAGCAAGCTGGGATTTGCAATGTACCAGTCCGCAAGGATTGGTGAGAACGCTAGCTGGTGGTGAATTTACGCTTATTCACGATATTACGGAGGCGAGATGATTATCAGATTAGTTAAACGCTCAAGACCTAATATCAAGGTTAAGGTGCGTTTAATAAAAGAGATTGGCGAGAGAAAGGAAAAAATTCCAACCCTCGAAGAATTAAAAACTTTTTACAATATAGGAGCTTTATAGAATGGCAAGACAAGAATTTTATCAAACAATTACCGAGTTTGCTGAATTTGTAGGTGCGAAAGATAAGGAAATTACTAAATTTATCGGGGTCTTATCAACGTTAAGCACAACAGAGAAAACGAATCTTGTTGGTGCGATTAATGAATTGTATCAATCTATCAGAGCTTTATCAGGTAGCGCGGCAGGCATTAATGACAGTGCAACTAACGAAACTTCAACCTTATCCGCCAAGAAAATCCTTGAGCTTGTAAACCAGGCTAAGACAGAAGCAAAAAGCGAAATCTTAGGCGGTAACGTAGCGGCTGAATTAGACACCATTAAAGAATTAGCTGATGCGTTAAATGGTATTAAAACAGGCGAAGATGGCTTGAATAAACTTATTCAAAAAATCTCACAAACTAATGAATCACTAACGCTACTAATTCAAAAGAATACCATTCTTGATGGGTTGAATTTAAAAGAAGCTTACACTCGAGGTTACAATAAATAATGACATTTCAAGCGAACGTATCAGAATTCGCTGAATTCATGGGAACTGAAATTAAGCGAATAGAAAAGAAAATTCCGACAGATGGTGGTGGCCAATCCAGTGACTCAACAATAATCACTGGGAATGGCCGCCCAGACAAACCTGAAACCACTAACGGTAAGATTACAGGAAGAGAGCCAAACGGTACTTTCTATAGCTCAACAAATGGTGCTGGCGTTGGGGCGTCTTTGTGGCAGAAGCAGAATGGGAAATGGGTTGTCATATCTGGCGATACTGGTGCTAGACGAATAAATACATCCGTTAATATTAAGGAGGGATATATATCCATGAGACGGGTGAATAATACAGTGGAGTGTTCTTTTAGCAAAGGGCGTTGGGACACAATTTCGTTTTACGGAAGCGCTAATTCTAAATTTACAAGGAAAAACCACGCAAAACGAATGGATATTTTACCACCTCCAAAAATACCAGTCGGCTTCCGCACTAGCATCCCTATTATGCTTCCTTTTTATAGCGATGACGGCGATGAGGTTGCTGTAGTATATGTTGCTAGTATAGGTGATAGAGCTTATATTGAGTTAAGGTTCAAGGATAAAGTACCAACAGCAGACCTTGATTATATGCGAATGCCTGTTATCACTTGGATAACAGATGACCCATTCCCAGATACCTTGCCTTAATCAAGAAGCTCAGCAACTTCTTCCATATTCGGGGCGTAATAGACATTTTGTAAAATCCTTATGTCTTTATGCCCCGATATTTTAGCTAGAGTCATCACATCGACTTTCTTCGCTAATCTAGTCAGTGCCTCTCGTCTTGTATCGTGAAAACGCAAATGCTCACACATTGCCATTTTCTTAGTCTTTCTGAAAGCAGCATCAAGCGACCGAGTATCTAGCTGAAAGCACAGTCCAGTGTTTCCAATCTCTTTTTTCAATCTCTCAAGAATAGCCACAGCGTTTCTTGTCAATGGAACAGTCCGAGAAGTACCATTTTTCGTCATTGGTAAATAAGCGGTTCTCTTCTCTAGATTAACGTTATCCCAAGTTAATCCGCAAATCTCACCAGCTCGCATTGCTGTTTCAATAGCAAATAGCATAGCAGCTCCACTTCTAGCTCTAATTGTTTTGAGTGTATCGTTATAACCACTGACAAATAAAATTCTTTCTATCTCATCATCTGAATAGCGCTGCGTTCTTGGTTCGCTACCTTTTGGCAAAACCAAGCCTATCATTGGATTTTTTTCGATATAATTCCAACGCTCAACAGCAACATTAAAAATATTTCTGATGGTTGATAATTCTCGTCTAATACTCTCACCACTAACTTCTTTTTCTCTTTCTGCTATCCACTGCTCAAAATCCTTGCGAGTAACATCACCGATAAATTTATTACAAATCGGATGTCTGGAAAATTTGTTCAATCTCAACGTTTCGTGGCGTATTCCTCGCTTAGTTGGCGTAATTTCTCTCAAATAACGCTCTACAACGTCAGCTAAGACGGTTTCTGGCTGTAATCCTTGTTCTTGTAGCTCTAATTTCTTTTCTTCTTCTAAAGCCCATTGAGTAGCTTCTGCCTTTGTTTTACAAGTCTTGGATTTTCTAATTCCGTTTTTATAAATCTCTACTCGCCATTTATCACCACGTTTTCGCATTGTAGCCATATCTCACCTCACACTTTTAATTGGCGTAATCGCACAAAATTTTGCGTAATTTTGGCGTAATCAATGACTAAAAATATATAAAAATAACTAAAAGTTGGCAATATTCAAGGCTTGGAATTTTGATGATGGATTAGATAAATGATTGATAAGTTATTGTTTTTGATGTGAATTTCAGGAAAGAAAAAAGCCAGTAGAAATTTACTGGCTTTGATAGGTGGTGCGACTAGCTTGCACCTTATTTGATAGGAATAACAAATAGATAGGTTTATTTTGGCGTAATTTTGGCGTAGTTGTTACGAGCGTTTAGCGTGTCTTTTTGTCCATTTTACTATCTCACCAGCAACATATCTAGGTCGTTCGTTCTCATCTGAAAAGTATCTAGACTGTGGAAAGTCGCCTTTGGTAACAATGAATTTTACCGTGTGAGTATAGGACTTATTTAGAAATAGAGCAATTTCTTCAATAGTCATTAAGTTCTGACTATTCTCTGTATACGTTGCAAGTGATGCCATCTTGGCAGCGTTCACAATCTCTTTTTCTGCTTTATCTGATAGTTTTATTTTATCCATAAAAGCTCCAATAAAACCGCTATTTGTTTGATTTAAATCTAGCTGCCTGTATCTCGTTTACAGCCTTGTAAATTCTGTATCTTTGAGTAACTGGAATTTTTAATTCACCAGGATACATTTCGAACCACAGGTATCCATTTCCGAGCCAAAATCTAGCTTTATTTTTTTTGTTATCCAAAGTGAATATATCCACGAACCAATCATGAGGATTATTCTCTAAGCTATCTAGCAACTCTTTCCACGGGGTGATAGGCTCCCGTTTTAGTAATCTACAAATAAATAATGGTGTAGCGTTCATTTTTTTACTCCAATAAAAAACCGCCCATAAGAGCGGTTATAACGAATTATTTTAGTTAGCCGATAAACGATACAGCAAATGTTCAAAATCGGCTTTGTGGGCTTGTTTAAGCGGTTCTATGAGCTTTCTCGCTAGTGGTAACGATTTATCATAGAAACGCTTGTATTCTGTGTGGTGTCCGTAAACGGTAGGACTGAAAGACGATCCGATTGTTTCTAACGGTTTGATCAATCTTCCAAGCAACCAATTCATCTGGCCGTGCGAGAATAACAATAAAGTAAGATTTGAGATTTCTTCTTTTGTTAAATCGAAAGTAAATCTTTCTTCCGCTGGTGGAAGTGCAATAGGTTGCAAGTTCATAATGAACGCCATAGCATTTCCGAATTGACTTTGTGGAATTTGGTCGTATTTCGCAACCTTGAAAGCAGATTTTAACTGGCGGTAAATTTCTTGCCAGTGTAAACCTGTTCTATGGTGTGCTTGTTGTACCGCAGATTGGATCGCCTGTTGTTGTTCCGGTGTAATTGTATTTGGTAAAAGTGCGGTCGATTTCTTGTGTAGATTTAAGAACGCACGCAATACGATTAAGTGGAATTTAGGACTAATCCACATCGCATAGGCAAGCATTAATTCTTCGCAAGCCCACGTGCCTTGCTTTGAAATATCAGAACCGCCACGAATTGTTTTTAAAGCGAAGATCGTTTTTGTGCTTCGGTCATTTTCAATCTCTTTTACCAGTTCTTTAGTTTGTTCATTACGAGCAAATAAACTTGGACGATGTTTTCCTAATCCGCCACTGGCGACATGAAGGTCATTTAATGAAAAGAGATTTTCGTATGAACGAATAGAAGTTTTGAGAATTGTTAAGTTTGACATTTTATGCCCTCTAGAAGTTTTGTTTATTGTTCGATCATTTTTGTAGGGTGATCGGGCTTCAACAACCGCTTCTAGACGGCGGAACTTATTCAGATGTATTGTATATCGTTCTCTCGACCCGATCATTGAAAGTTGCAGATCTGCAACTTTTAAATTTTAGGCATAAAAAAACCGCTATGCTATCGGGTGCGGAAACCGCTAGAAGAAATTGTTGTGCGGTAATCCTATTCCCGATTGAGCAGGTTGTCAATATCTATATTTGGCAAAATAGAAAAAAGCACTCTTTTTTCTGTATAGTCAATTTGTTCAAAGTTATGGAGTTCATTAATATTATATATTTCTGTAACCCATTCTTCTTTCCCTTCTGATACAATTTGTTTTTCCAGTGTAATTTTTTCTATAAATTTCTTTCCTTTTAATTCCTCCAGATTATCTAAACTCCATAATATGGAGCGCTCAGTATATATTAGATTTTCACAAAAGAATTTAGGATCAAAATCCAGCTTTTCTACGCCAGAAAAACAATCAATGAAATCCCTTGCATATTTAGCTCTAGTATTTAACCTTAATGCTCGCTTTTCTTCTAAAGAAAGAAGATCTTTACTATGTTTAAAATTATCATTAACTAACTCACTAGCAAGAAATGATATTTTCTCTTTTTTTATAAAATCATATCTAGATAAAGCATTTTCTATTCTTGATTTTAATCGATCTTCAAATTTAATAGTTTCTTTAGGAGCAGAGGGGATAGCTATTTGATCTTTAACGACTTCAATTTCTTCTTTTCGTTTAATTTCATCATTATCATTTTTGGAAAAATAAGAAAATAACTTTTTAAACATACAGACACCTCAATTCAGATACAAAAAAACCACTTAATTGTGGCCAC